GGATGCGCGAGGTCGTGCAGGAGGCGGCGGCGGTCAATCCGAGGCCGTTGGCAAAGGACACCTCGACCACCGCGCACGAAGAGCGCACGATGTTTTTTTCGCCGTCCGCGCCTCGGCTGGTCGAGCTCGCCGCCGAACGCGCGGAACGCGGCTTCCACTACTACGCCATCGCGCGGCGGCATCGCTCGCCGCGCTTCAGGACAGCGAGGTAACCTCGGGCACTCCAGGGGCGATGGCGGCTAGCCCAGCACACCAAGCCGCGCTGCGCGATCCGCCCGAGGTGGGTGCTATGTCGGGACAAGCGCGGTGGCCGCCACTTTCTCTAATCGGAGGATTGCACAATGAGCGGATTGAAACTGCACAAGATCGAGCACGTATCAGCGTCGAGCCTCAACCTGTTTGCCGCCGAGCCGGCGCTCTGGGTGATGGAGCGGCTACTCAAGATGCGCTCGCCGGTCGGCCCGGCGGCGCATGTCGGGACCGCCGTGGAGCACGGCGTCGAGTTCGCGCTCCTTAACCACGCGGAGCGCTATGACGCGCTGCCGCGCGCGCTGGAGCGGTATGACGAACTGGCCTCGGACATCGAGGCGAAAGGCAAGATCGCGGGCATGCTGGAGCAGGCGCTCCGGCAGCTTGAGCCCTACGGTCGCCCCGACGTGCCGGAGGACGGGCGTCAACATCGCGTCGAGATCGCGCTCGACGGCGTGCCGGTCCCCTGCGTCGGCTACACCGATTTCGTGTTCCACTCGCACGGCATCGTCATCGACCTCAAGACGTCCTCGACGCTGCCCAGCGCGATCAAGGTCAGCCACGCGAGACAGGGCGCGGTGTATGCGCGCGCATTCTCCAACTACGCCATGCGCTTCTGTTACGCGACGCCGAAGAAATCCGCCGTCTACGTTCTGGAAAACCCCGCCGATCATCTCGCGGCGCTGGCGAATATCGCGCGCCGGCTCGATCGGTTCCTGGCGGTCAGCGCCGATCCGGCGGAACTCGCGGCGATCGTGTGTCCTGACTACGACAGCTTTTACTGGTCCGCGCCCGAGGCGCGGGCGAATGGGCTCAAGGTCTTCGGCTTCTGAGCCGAACGCGCGCCGGGCGCTTTCCCGGTAGGTAACTTGTTGAAGGATAAAGCAAAATGGCTCTTGGTATTCCCACAGGCGGCAATCGCACGCCGATCGTCAAATACGATGCGCGCGCCGGTCGCTGGTTCCGCGTGGACGGCAAGGATCAGGTGGTCGACGTGTCCAACGGCTTCGCTGCCGTGTTCGACCTCGCGCAAATCGAAATCGGATGGGCGAAATTCGCCGCCGGAATGGCGCCGGATGTCGTCATGGCCCGTGTCCCCGCGCCGATGCCGGCGCAGCCGACGGCCGATCACAAGCGGGCGGTGCGCTTGCACGTCAAGCTGGGCAAGTCCATCGGCGGCGACATGCGCGAGCTCATGACGCAGGCGGGCATCGTGATGCAGGCGATCGACCAGCTTCATGACGCCTACATGGCGGCGCCGGAGGCGCGCGAGGGTAAGCTTCCGGTCGTGGCATGTCCGACCACCGAGGCCGTGACGATCTCGACCGGCGCGGGCAAGAGCACAAACTACAAGCCGGTCCTCCAGATCGTGTCGTGGGTGGCGCGGCCGGCGGATCTGCCGTTGACCTCGGCGCCGGCCGCTGCTGCGCCGGCAGCGCCGCCGGCCACCGGCTCGACCATCGCGCCGCCGCCAGCGCCAAGGGCTGCGCCGCCGGCGCCGCCGCCGCCCGCGCTGGGCGACGACACGGAGTTCTGATAGCCTGGGCTTTCCGGCGGGTTTCCTCCCCTGCCCGCCGGAAGTCGTGCAACCTACGACCGGACAGCAGTGGTTGGCGCGCCGGGGCGGCATCCCCGGCATCGGCCTGTCCAGGCCGCGGGGAGAGGCAAGATGACAGATCTCGACACGTCGCTGCGCCACGCGCTCGACTACTACGACCGCGGGCTGATGGTGGTTCCGACGCAGCGGATTATCGCCGTGCGCGATGGGCGGCCGGTCTGCTCCTGTGCGAGCCGGGATCTATGCCCGTCGCCAGGTAAGCATCCCGCGCTGGCCTGGGCGGAGTTCCAGCGGCGTCGCCCGTCGCGCGACGAGGTCGCCGAGTGGTGGGCCGGCGATCGGGCGCGGCTCGGCGTCGGCATTCTGACGGGCGCCGTGTCCGGCAACATCTTCGTCGTCGACGTCGACATCGGGCCGGGCAAGGACGGCGACGACAGCCTGCGCGCGCTCCAGATGGCGCACGACGATCTGCCCGAGACCGCCGAGGTGCGGACGGGCTCTGGCGGCAGGCATCTCTATTTCCGCGCGCCGCCGGGTGTCGCGGTGGTCAGGAACAGCGCGGGCAAGCTCGGGCCGGGCCTCGACATTCGGGGCGAGGGCGGCTTTGTCGTGGCGCCGCCGTCCGTGCATGCGAGCGGGCAACCCTATGTCTGGTCGTGGCTGAACACGCTCGCCGAAGGCATCGCCGATGCGCCCGGGTGGCTGCTCGAGCTCGTGCGCGCGGACGCGCCGGTCTCGGGTGCCACGCCGCGCGAGCGGGCGCCGGTCGAGCCGCTCCAGCGACCGGCGGGTGCCGGATCGACGGGCGGCCTGGAGCCGCCGGTCGACGACGGGCGCGAGGCCTACATGCGCGACACCGTGCATGCCGTCGCGATCGAACTGACCGGCGAGAACGGCGCATGGCCGACCGCCGACGAGATCGCCGATGTCGCGTGGCCGCAATTCCGCCGCCGGGTCGACCTGTCGCGGCCCGGGCGGATCACCGCCGACAATGCCGAGGCCGAGATGCGCGGGAAATGCGCCACGTGGGCGCGCAAGGCCGAGGCGGGCGGCTTCGGCGCGCTTGAGGACGTGGTGGCAGGGTATCAGGGCCGGAAGCGGTCAGACCCGCGTCAGGGGCCGGGAAATCGGCAGGAGGAACCGTCAAGCGATGCTTTACATTTCGAAGGAGCGGCGAGCGGCGGCGAGGACGATCTCGCGCGGCCGTTTGTGCTGCGCTCGCCGTCCGATATCCCTCGCCGTCGCTGGCTCTACGGGAACAGCTACATCCGGTCTTTCGTGAGCGTTCTGGCCGCGCCGGGCGGCGCGGGCAAGACAACGCTCTACGTGGTCGAGTCGCTGTCGATCGCCACCGGAAAGGCGCTTCTCGGGGTTACGCCGACGGAGCGTGTCGGCGTCTGGATCATGAACCTTGAGGATCCGGCCGACGAGATGGAGCGCCGGATCGGTGCCGCCGCGAAGCACTACGGTATCGCGCAGCGCGATATCGAGGGGCGACTGTTCGTGGATGCGGGGCGCGAGAAACCCCTCACGATCGCGTACCAGACGCGCGACGGGATCACCATTCACCGGCCGATCGTGGATGCGATCGTTGAGAAGATCAGGCGGCACAAGATCGGCGTTCTTATCGTGGATCCGTTCGTGGCAAGCCATTCGGTGCCGGAGAACGACAATCAGGCCATCAACGCCGTGCTTGCGCTCTGGCGGCTCATCGCCGACCTGACGGGGTGCTGTATCGTGCTCGTCCACCACTTCCGAAAGCTCAACGGCGAAGAGGGGTCGATCGACAGCGTGCGCGGCGGAACGGCGATTATCGGGGCGGTCCGTACCGCCCGCGTCATGAACACCATGTCGGACACCGAGGCCGTCAAGCTCGGGATCGATGAGGCGCAGCGTCGCCGGTATGTCAGGATCGACGACGCGAAGAACAACCTCGCGCCGCCGGCAGACAAGGCGCAGTGGATCGAGCTGGTGTCGGTCGACCTGGGCAACGGCTCGGGCATCGCGCCGGAGGGCGACAAGGTCGGGGTGGCGACGCTGTGGGAGCCGCCGTCGGTCTGGGACGGGGTGACCGAGGATCACATGCGCGCGGTGCATAATCTCGTTCACCGAGATGGCGGTAAGCGGCAGAGCCCGCAGGCGGCCGGGTGGCTGGGCTTCGATGTCATCCGCATATGTGGCTTTGACGACGACGCCGGAGGCCGCGCGAAGGCCAAGACGCTCCTGTCGAAGTGGGTTCACACGGGCGTCCTCAAGGTTGAAAAACAGCAGGACAAGACAGAGGGCAGGGCGGTCCCGGTCTACGTCGCAGGCAACCTTCCGCCGAGGACTGAGTGATGGCAAGTTCCGCACCTTTCCGCACTTTTCCGCACCTCAAAACACGAGGTGCGGAAACCCCTTTCCGCACTTCCGCACCGCACCCCTCTAGGGGTGCGGGGTGCGGTGCGGATGGGGTTTCATCCTGTGCGGTGGCTCAAATAGCCTCCGCACCTCCGCACCCCGAGGTGCGGAAATGAACCAGACCGACTACAGCCTCGCCAAAGCGATCCTCGACGGCGTCGATCACGCGATCGCCACGGCGGAGAGAACCTGGGGCGTCGGCCGCCTCCGACTCCTCGTCTCCGACGACCTCCGAGCGCGGTGGGACCGGCAGTGGCTGGCATGGTGTCGCGCGACCGAGGGCGACGACGTCGTCGCGATCCAGAAGCAGGGCGCCGCGGTGCGGCGGGCGGTGGCGGCGCTTGAGGCCGAGGCCAAGGCCGCCGGGCAGCAACCGCTGGGGCCGGAGGTGTGGGAGTGCCGACACGGCGACCGGGTCATCGTCGTGTGCCGCACGTCGGCCGAGGCCGGGGTCGTGGCGCGCGAGGACAGGAAGACGGAGGTGTGGACGCTGGACGAGCTCGTGCGGCTCGCCCTGGCCGACAGGCCTGGGCTGGCGGCGGTCAAGGAGATCTTCCCCGGCGCCGAGGTCACCGCGATCAAGCCGCAGGTCAACTGGGCGGCCGGCGGCGACGAGATGCCGGACGGCTGGATCGGCTAAGGAGGATGGCGATGGCCAATCGACGGAAGGCAGCACCGGCTCTCCAGAACGAGAGTATCATCCCTCCAACTCTGGAGAGAGCGGCTCAGGCGCACGCCGCCGGGCTTGAAATCGAGGTGGCGGAGCCCGAGCGGACGGCAAGGGGCGTCGCCCGGAGATTTTATCCCGCCAAAAGGAAGACATGTCGAAGCCGCCGAAAGCACCCTCCTGGCCCGCCGACCCGGGCTTCAACGATGCAGATGAAAGGCTGGGTTACCTGTACATGCTTGAATTCATCAATGGCAAAAAGTACATAGGCATCACGCGACAAACGCCTGATGCACGGTACACAACGCACAAAGCTGGCATCAAGACACGCAAGCAGTTGATCCATAAAGCGTGGGCAAAGCATCGTCATTGCAATGGGCATCGTCGGCCAGTCCGACTTTGAGGAGGCCGAGCGCCAGCAGGCCGAGTACTGCGAGATGGTCAAGCTGTGGAAGCAGACCAAAGGCCAGTCAGGCTGGCCAGCCTACAACGATGAGGGGATGTGCAGATGACCTGCAACCAGAATTGCCGTCAGGGCCGGGACTGCAACTGCGCAGGCTGGCATGTGGTGCCGCTGAACGATTTGCGCGATCATGAGGCCAACGGCAGTTGCTTTTGCAAGCCAACACTGGACGATGGCGTGTGGCTGCACCACTCGATGGATGGCCGGGAAGCCTTCGAGACTGTCGAGCGCCAGCCTTCTTAAGCAAACGGCCTGGTGCCTGCCTTGTCGATGATCAGCGCCTGCTTGCGTGGGCTGGTGTCCTCGCTGTTTGGCACGCTGATGTGAGTCCAGCGATCAAACTCGCGGATGATCTGGTCGTAGCCAATACCACTGGCCACGATCTTGCGCACTACCTCGTCAGGGGTCATGCCTGGCACCTTAAAATCGGCAGCGCAGCCCAGCCGATGCTGACTGGTGTCTTTGCTGCCCACCGCATCATTGACCAGCTTTGTGCGCAGGCCTGAGCTGATCATGATTGGCTTGCCGCCCATCACCACCTTGACCTGCTCCAAGAAGTCAGCCAGGCGGGTCAGGTTGGCCAGCTCCTGATCGTTGGGGCTGTTGTCCCAGCCGTTGCGCTCAGCGGTCTCTGAGGCCGTCAGCTCTTCCAGTGTGAAGTGTGGGGTCAGGTTCATTTAGCAGCCTTGGAAAGCAAATCAGTTTTGGCCTGGGAGCCAGCAGAGCTGCCGAAGTAGTAGGCAATGATGCCCGTCCACGCCGTGCCCAAGCTGCCCAGCATCATCAGAATGGCTGGGTTGCTGCTGTCAATTTGATTGAAGAACATCATCACCATGATGCCGAAGAAGCCGACAGTGACCGCGCCAGCCAGGATGGGGGGCATCATCGAGCGAGTAGCTGCCTGCATATCTCTGGCGCTCTTGCGGTCTTCAACTTCCAGCTTCTCGAAATTCAGGCCCAGCTCCTGAGCCTGCTTTTGCAGCTCAATCTCGGCCAGCTTGACCTGGGCAATTTGGTCGGCGGTCAGCTTGTTGTTGGCGATCAGGTCGCCCACCTTCGCCTCGTCCACGCCGATGGCCTTGGAGATGGCTGACACGGCCATGCCAGCCAGTGGGCCACCCATTGCGGTGGCGATGGTGGGTGCAATTTGTTTGAGCCAATCCATCACTTGCCTTTCATTTTTCGTAGATGACCGCAATGTCTTGCCTGTTGTGCATGATGTCATCACGGTTTTTCTGAATTTCTTTTTCCAGGTCTTGGCGCAGCTTTTCTCTTGCCAGCTCTGCGCTAGTGTTGGTGGCCTGTTTGTTATCACTGGTGACCACCAGGCTGATTTTGTTGTTCAGCACCGTGACTTCGTGGGACAGATGGGAAAGAGAATTCATCAAGTACACCACGCAGGTGAACAGGATTGGCAGAATGGCAAAAGCCACCTTTTCAATGAGCGCGTGCTTTGCAGATTCTTCAGCTATTTAAACCCCCAGCATCTTTTTCAACATCTCCGCAGCAAAGCCTGGGCCGAGCAGCGTGACCGCAATCAGCGCATAGAGGATGTACTCAATGCGGCTCATGCGCTTGCTGCCCGACTTAAACGACTTTTGAATGGCCTCGTACCTCAACGCACAAATTTCTTCGTGCGTCTGAAGTCGTGCATCGGTTGCATCGACCTGATTCATTACATGCCCTCGCCCTGGACGATGTAGACGGTGGAGGCAGCAGAGGCCAAGCCACTGAAGAACACCTCGCGCCCAAAGCGCAACACCTCGACGGCACCAGGCACCAGCACAATGGCTGCAGATGGCGTGCCAGCGACTGGGGCCACTGCGTTGGCCGTGGCAATTGCAGCAGTTGGGCCAACACCCAAAAACACCGTATTCTGGCTGCTGTTGATGATGCGGTACTGGCCTGTGCTCTGCGCATCAAAGCGTGCATCAACAAGCGCCTGAACGCCTGTGGAGGCAACAGCAGCAGCGGGGATGACAACGGTGTTGCCAAGTGGGGCAAATGCGATTTGCGAGTTGGTGGCCATGATTTCTCCTTAGACGCCGAGGTTACCGGCTGCGATGAACGAATTTGCAACTGGGCTGAAGAGCGAGATGACAGCATATTGTCCCATTGTGCTCAACAGGCCAGAATATGAGTTCAGCGTTGCAGCGCCTGCCGCAATCGTGACTTTCCCTGCGCCACCCTGGATGATGGTGCAGGAAAAACCAGCGCCGAGACCTGTTGCGCAAGTGATGGTCACAGCAGAGCCGCTAGTGCAATAAATGACCTTGCCATTGTCAGCGGCAGATAAAGTTCTGCTCGTGCCAGATTCTGTGATGATGCCAGCAGGATTCAGTTTGAACGCATCAAACGAATCTAAGACTTGGATGGTTTTCAGCATGATTTCTCCTTATTTCGTCGATGCTTGCAATTCTGCCAGCGTGAGTTTCTGAGGCCAATACATGACGCGCTTGATGCGACCATTAGCAAAATTTGCTGACACAGTGTTGAAGCCTGTGCCGATGACCATCTGATCTGGTGACGGAACATTAGACACCGCAGTGATCGGCGTTCTGGATTCAACGCTCATGGCAATTTCGCCAGCGATGTAAGAGCCAGCCAACTCGCTCTCAACACCCAAGGCATTGAATGAATCGGATGCAAGGACGGTCGCACCACCAGTCAGCGAACGGGCGCGGGTGCTGGTCGAACTTCGTGCCTCAAGATTGAAAAGCTCAGTGCCACCAGCATTGCACAAAGATGCAAATATGCGTGCATTGGTGCCTGTGATGCTGTTGACCACCGCGCCTTCAGCGTAGAGCGTGCCCTGCGTTGCGTTGAACCAGCTTGTGAAGTTGGAGCCAGTCAGCTTGGCAACGTCGATGTTGCGCGTCTTTGTCGTGGCGTCGGTCGGGATGAATGAGGTGGCAAACGCTCCGGCCTCAAGGTTGGCAAACTGCACCGTGCCGCTGACAGTCAACGTCAAGGAGCCTGCCGCTGGCGTGAAAGTCAATGTCGTACGGGTTGGGTATGCGCCAGTACCGTTCACCGTTGCAGAGTGAGCGCCAGACAGCGTGACAGTTCCCGTGCCATAGAACGACAGTGTGTGCGCCACTGCGGTGACTGTGACCGACTGCGTTGCCAGACTTGTGCCATCAATCAGGCTGTTGAGCAGCAAGTTTGTGCGTTGCTCTTCGATCAGCAGACCTTCGCAGACCAGCGTTGTCGGGTTGTAGTCGAAGCGTGGCAGGTCAGCATTGATCGCCGTGATGACGCCAGACGAGTTGATGACCGTAGCCGTGTTGCCAGATCGAGTGAACGTCACTCGCGGATCAAGCGCAGCCGTGGTGAAGTCCAGCGCCAGCTTGGGCAGGACTCGTTCTGTTGCAGTCAGTGAGTAAGAAGGCGTAATCATTTGGGTTTCACCCAGCCTTCCTGCTCATCGTGCTTATTTGGGAAATCAGCAGGCCAGCGCATTGGCATAGGTTGATTGCTCATCGGAAAATCACCCCTTCGCTTGTTAAAGTGTTGATGGTCTGACTGACACCGCCAGTCGCGCCAGCAGCGTTGATAAACGACCCATTCTCAACCACAATATCGGTGACTGACGTTGTACCACCGCGCTGAAAATTGCTGCTTTGCGCGTTGATTGTTGAACCACTGGCAGCAAACACACCCTCGTTGGTTGCGCCAGTTCCGGTGCAAGATGATGCGTTTATAATTGATGCGCCCGCAGCATAAACAGACCTATTGCCAGCCCCAGTAATTGTGCTGCCAGTGCAATTGATTGTTGATCCTGATTCGCAACGAATAACGATGCCGGAACATCCGGTTGCGGTCAAACTTTCAACGTTGATGCGCGATGCCGCGTCTGCAAATGCCGCTGCGTCATTTGTTCCTGTGCCGCAATTATTGGCTGTGCTAGATGCTGCGCTAATTGTTGAACCACCAGATGCAAAATATCCGTAAGTGCCAGCGCCACTTACATCGGTTTCGGTAGCATCAACCGTAGAACATGGGCTTGCGTAAACGCCGTTTTCGCCGCAGTCGGTAAGCGTTGCACCTCGCGCATGAATAGTGCATCCGTTACTTGCCAAAACACCCGAATGCTTGGCGTTTGTGGCCAACGCATCACGGGCCGCAATCCATGAACCATTAAACGCATAAATGCCATATCCAGCAGCCGCTGCGTCAGGGTAAGGCAAGTTTGTACCAGGGGCGCACCCAGCATAGTTTGATGTTACGCCATCGGCGCTCATCCAACCAGCATCGGTTGCGCGAAGGTTGTATCGGAAACAGTTGTTTGCAGTACCGTTGTCAATTACCAGAATGCCGCCGTGGGCTGCTTGAGCGCCGTAATACATTGAGTTGCTGACATCTGCGCCTGATGCAAATACAGTGCTTCCCCATGAAACAATGCCTGATCCAGTTGTATTATTTTTAGCACACCCCGTCCAAATAGTGTCAAAGGCGTAGATGGTGCTGCCACCGTATGCGCGGCAACCATCACCCCAAGTATTTTTAACGCCACAATTTGCCTCAACATAACCGACAGATGCACCCCACGCAGCGTAGCCATAATTTGCTTTGGAGTTGGCATCCACAAGGCAAGCCAAGCGCGGAAGTTTGGCGTTTAAACCGTAGATGAAATTTGCAGACGTTCCGAAAGACGGAGACAGCACGACCTCTGCATCGGTCGAGGTGATGCGGAATTGTGAGTAATCACCATTCGCCACGGTGCATCCGCTTTGCGGCGAATGGCCAGACTCGATGTTGAGCGTGATGGTGATCTGCGGATTGTTCGGTGCCAAGCAGTCCACAGCCGTCTGCAAGTTTGCAGCATCGGTCGGAATGCGCACGGTCAGGTTGTCATTGACCAGCAACTTGAATGAGCCGGTGGCCGCTGTAATGGCGTCTGCCAGCGTAGCAAAGTCGCTGATGAAGTGCTCTAGTTCGAGTTGGTCTTGAACAGTAGTTGCAACAGCACCAAAGCCTGGAGGCTGGTAAACGACCTGATCTGCGTCAATCGTTCCTGTGAAAACAACATCACTGAATCGCTCAGTCGCAGCCGGTGCGCTGTATACCACGCTGCCGTTTTTGTTCTGCACCTGAATGCTGTAGTCGCTATTGACGTACAGACGTGCAGGAGTTCCATTGCGAGACGGATAACCGTTCAATGTGCGGATTGGCTGTGGTGCTGCAATGGTTAGCGCAGCATCCCAATAGACGTTGATTGGGTTGGTCTGTGGATCAAGATTGGCCGTGCCGATCCAGATGTAGCCGTTCTCCAACGGCAACCCGTCCGTCTCTGTGAAGATCGGGTAGGTGGGTTGAATGGAAAGTGCGCTCATCGTTGGTTCTCCTGATCGAATTGTCCTGCAGCTTGCATGGATTGCACAAGCCAGCGCTCGCGCCAGCTCAGCTCTCGCGGCATCTTGGCTGCGTCAGCAAAGCGCCGGAAGGCGGCAGAAAGTGCCACGCTGCGGATCGTGGACTGGCTTGGGGTCGTCTTGGTCGCGCCTTCCACGGCCAGACGTTGAAACTCGGGTGACGAGATCAGCTCGTCGGCAGCCTTGAGCACCTCGGGCTTGACGCCCTTGGTCAATGCTGCCGTCAGGCCAGATGCGATGCCTGCACCAGGCAAGCCCACAGCCGTCGTGGCGGCCTCAGCCGGGATACCGACTGCTGCACGCTTGGCCACGTTGAAGATGTTCGACAGCAGCGTGTCAGCGCCTTGCAGCTCCTGCTGGACGGCCTGAATCCGGCCTGTGGTGATGCGCTCGCGGGTGGCCTTGCGCACGTTGTTCGAGACCCGATACAGGTCCGACAGTGCCTTCCTGGCCGGCTGCGGCAGGTTGTTCATCAAGGCCGCATAGGCCTGCTTGTTCTGCAGCAGACCTTCGTACCAGTTGGCGTAGGTGTTGAAATTCAGCGCGCCGTTCTGCGTGGCCTTGCCGAAGGCCGTGTTCAGGGCCGAGGCTGCCACCATCTGGCGCATGTCCTCTGGGATGGCTTGCAGCACCTTGATCAACTTGTCGGCGTCGCCCTTAGACAGCGCCGTGGTGGCCGTGGACAGCTTGGTGACCAGACTCTGGTCCAGCTCGCGCCCGAACAGCGAGATCATGTCGTCCTCGATGCCCTTGCGCATGGACACCAGGCTTTTGGCCAGGCGGTACTGCTCGCCTCGGCCAGCGGCCTCAGCCAGCGCGAACTGGTCGTCGTCGATCAGCGCATACAAGCGCTTCGCCAGGCCGGTGTCGGCGTCCTTGAATGCGCCTTGCTGGCGTGCTGCAGCACCGATGTCGCGCCGCACGTCATCGATCAGCGCATAGGTAGGCTGGCGCATGCCGATCACATTGCCTGCATCGTCTTTGATCTCCTTCGGAGACAGCTTGCTGCGCACCGCCTTCTCCAGCGGAGAGAGGTTTTTCGGACCGTCCAAGTCCAGCGCACGCTGCTCGACGAAGGCCAGCACGTTGTCGGCTGGGCCACGAGTCTGGGCCGGGATGTTCTGGCGCAGGTCGTCGTAGGCTGTGTTGGCTCTGCGCTCCAGGTTGGCCACCGTCTGCGACAGGTTGGTGCGCACGGCCTGGTTCATGCGGCTGAGGTCGGTCATGCCGCCGATCTGGGTGATCAGGTCGTCTGCCTGCTTGCCCACGGCTTCCAGGCCAGTCAGCTCGGCTGCACGCGCCTGGCTGCCAGGGATCGACTTCACGGCCTGCGCCAGCTCGCGGTAGGCCTGGTTCGAGGTCAGGTGATCCGGCTGCAGGTAGCCCTCGATCTTGAGCCGACGCGCGGCCTCCAAGACCTTGGGATCGGGTGCAGCCTGGGTGGCCAGCACTTCGGTGGCTCGGCCAGCGCCCATGCCGCCGCCTGTGGCCGTCCTGGCGGTCTGCGCCAGCTCGGTGGTGGTCATCGGTGCGGCTGCAGCAGGTCTTGGCGGAACTGGAAATGTCACAGCACCACTTGGTTGAATACCAGCAGGCATGACGCTAGGGGCTGGAGGAGCTGCCAGTGGCACCTCTGGGCCGACAGCGCCGGTCGGAGAAATTTCGCGCACGGTGCCGGTCGGAGGCATGATTGGTGCAGCGACCTGCTCGCCTGCTGCAGGTGCAACAGGAGGAGCCTCGCCGCCGCGCACAGCGCGCACCATCTGCGGAATGCGGGTCACAGCCTGGCCAGCGCCGCCCATTGCTCCGGCCAGCGCCACCTCGCCAGTGTCGAATCGGCCACCAGTGGCGGCCTGGGTGGTCTCGATGGCTGCCTGAGTTGCCGCACCGCCAGCAATGGCAGTGGGAATGGTGGCAGCACGGCCGGCAGGCGTGAAGGCTGCAATCGCACCGGCAGCTCGCGGGATGTCGCTGACCTGGAAGCCAGGCTTGATGGCGTACATTTGGCCGTCGATGGACGACTGCAGCACGAAGTTGCCCTTCTCGTCCTGGCTGACTTTCACGCCAGGGAAGTTGGCTTGGATGACCTGCACAGTCTCCTGCGGATTGGTCATCATCGTGCCCAGGGCCGACTTGAAGCTGGCCATGCTGAAGGTGTTCAGCTCAGGCATGCTGGCCCAGTCGGGCAGCGCTTGGGTTGTCGGCGTGGCGCGCTCGGTGCCGGTGACAGCCTCACGAATGCCACCCAGCACGCCCATCGGCTCGGTCTTCTGGAGTTGGAAGCCAGTCGGCACCTTGGCCATGCCGCTGGAGACGTCGCGCTCCAGCTCCATCATCTCCTCGCGTGTCATGCGTCCGGTGCTGTAGGCCTGCAGCACAGCCGCAGGCAGCTCTGGCGTGGTTGGTCTGGCACCTTGGGGCTGCTCGCCACGCAAGGCCGCGCCACGGGGTAGCATGAGGGTGCCGCCGCGAACGTCGGCCTCAAACTCTGCCGACTCTTCAGGCGTCATTTGTCCGGAGCTGTAGGCTTGGTAGACCCTCGCAATCGCATCCGGCGGTACAGCAGCCATGCTGCTGGCACCAAGAGCACGCTGAAAGGTGCTGGTCGTGCCGCCCTCCGCAATAGTTGGTGCCTGCGCAGGGGCACGCTGTGGGCTGAGGTCGCGCACGCCTTGCGAGACGCGATCGATGTATGCCCTGGTGCGTGGTCCCCAGTTGGCCGGGTTGGTACCGCCGTGGTACTCAGCAGCCGCCAGTTTGATGTCGCCCTTGTTGCGGTCCAGCGACTCCTTGAGCAGCAGGCCAGCGGCCTCGGCTGAGTTCTCTGGGCTGAGGTAGGCGTCCACGCCGTACTTCTTGAGCACCGCCTGGCGGGTGGCCGGGATGATCTGGAATGGGGTTTTTGCGCCTGCCTCAGACACCTGGTCGGCATTGCTGCGCTCGCCTCGTGTGAGAACCGAGACCAGCAAGCCCTGCGGCAGCCCGAGCTTTTGCTCGGTGCCAGCGGCCAGGTCAGACCAAAACGGGTCTTTGTAGCTGGTGGGGGTTTGTTGCGTTGCCATCTTATGGTGCGCCTGTGAACGGGCTTGGCACAGTGACACCGCCTCCGAATGGCGGTGGGTTCACTGGCGTCGTGGGCAGTGGCGATAGATTTTGAGCAGGTGCTGCACCAGGCACAGCGCCTGTTTCAGGGTTGGCAAAGCGCATGTAGCTACGGCCAGACACCGCACGGCCAGCTTGAGCTGCTGCCAAGTCCTGCGCACGCTGGTCCATGAACTGGCGTGCAAAGTCCACGTAGGTGGTGCCTTTAGGCACTTGGATGCCGCCGATGTCGATGTCTTTGTTGGCACGGCCAAGGGTGCCGTTTGAGTTCACCCACTCAGACTTGGCGCTTTCGGCCACCGCCTCGTACTGCGCCATCTTGGCCATGCCGCGCAGGAATGATGCGAGCACGGCTGCATCAGCCGTCTCTGGGGGCAAGCCCTTGAGCGCCAGCTCGATGTCCTTGTCTGTGGCCACGCCTGGTGGCAACGACTTGATGGCCTGCGTGTTGCGCAGCCGGGTGTACTCGTTGCGCAGTTGCGTGAAGCCATCCTGATTGCCGGTGAGGTTTTTCACCTTCTCAGAGAACGATGTCCCTGCGCCCCTACCGCCGCCAGCTGACTCCATGCGGCTGGCCAGATCGAGCATGCGGCCTGCGGCCTGCTCAGAGCCGACGGCAGCCACTGCTGCATCGTTGACGATCTTGGCTGCGTTGGCATCGAGCGTGGTGCCCTTTTGGTTCAGCTCGAAGAGCTTGAGTTCAACGTCAGACTGCAACTTGTCGCGGTCTAATTTCAGCTTGTCTTGATCAAGCACCAGCCTGTTGGAGCGTTCCACGATCTGGCTGTCCAAGTTGCGGATGTTGGCCGCCGTCTGCGTGTTCTCCAGCGCCAGGCGGGTCGGCGTGTTGGCCGTGATCAGCTCTTCCTTGGTCGCGCCAGCCTCGCCAGCACGAATCTCAGCCGGTGCCTTGAGCGCTTGGATGGACGATGTCAGCACCTTGTCGCCGCCAGGCACACCTGCCAGCATGATGCCGATGGTCTTCTGGGCGCTCTGTGGGCTGACCTCGGCCATCTGTGCCCAGGTTTCGTATGCCTTGGCCTGGCCTTCGCGGCCGGCATTGCGTTCTGCCGTGGCGCGCTCGCGCAGGAGCTGGATGCCGATCTGCGGCTGGTTGGCGCTGAATGCCGAGATGACTTGACCACCAAAGCGCAACTGGTTCTGCTGCTGCTCTTTGGACAGCGTCTCAAAGTTGGCGCGCATGCTGGCTGCTTCTTTTTCAGGCAGCAGCATGGCCACGTTGATGAAGTCTCGCGCAGTCGGGTTGGGATTTTGAATCAGTGCATTGACCTGCGTTTGCAAGTTCTGCTTGCGCACCAGCTCCTGCTCCTGCAGTTGACGCTGAGCACCGATGTCGGCAATCGTTGCGCCGATCTTGAAGCCGCCCAAAGCAGCCTCAAAAGGACTCTGGACGTTGAGTGAATAGTTGATTGGTTGGACCATTTGTGGCTCCTTATACCTTGCTGTAGTCCACGGTGAGATAGCCACCGGACTGGCCCACAGCGTCAGGATAGATGCCCAGCACCTCTTGCGCCATCAGACCGATCTGACGACCGCCGCCCCAGGTGTATTCAAACTCGTAGACGCCCAGGCCATCTGACCGGGTGCCGATGCGTTGGATGTTCTTTTTCAGCCGGATGTCGCTGAAGATGTTGCGCAGACCTGGCGTCATTGCTGTGCCAGCCTTGCCTGCGGTCGCACCGTACTGCGCGCCCAAGAACTGAGCAGGCAGGTTCAGGACGTTGGCAAAGGCTTGGCCCTGCGCCAGCTCTGCGCCAGCGCGTGCAGCACCTTGCTGCCCCATCAATCCTGCGATGTCTGCACCGGTTCTCAGGCCAGCCGTGGCCGTGCCTGCAGCCGATGCCTGGCCCATTTGTGCCAAGTTCTGGCTGGTGAGCTGGCCCAGTGATGTCAGGCCGCCAAGGCGACCGTACTGGGTTGCGATTTCTTGCTGCAGCATTTGTGGCCTGAACTGTGCCAATGCGGCTTGGATGTTGCCACCGCGCAGGCCACCAGTGGCCGATGCACGCTGCAGCAGCGCCTCCTCTCCCTGCCGGACTTGAGCCTGAAAGCCTGCGCCCTGCTCAATGCCTGCAATGGCTGCTTGCTGAGCCTCTGGGCCGCGCAGGCCAAGCAATGCCTGCTGCTGCTCCAGTGCAGGCGCTCCGGCTGCAGCGTAAGGCTGCAGGCCACCGATGGCAGTGGTGCCTGCGGTGACGTAGGGCTTGAGGATTTCTTGCACCGCCTCAAACTGGCGACGCTGCTCATCGATGCCAGCCTGTGCAGCTTGCGTTTGTGCGCCTGCCGCTTGACTGGCTGCTCTGCTTTGCACCATGCCGCCGACAACTTGGGTGCCTCCGACAACTAGGGCTGTTACTGGATCAGGCATTGCCGAACTCTTTCATGTAATCTTCAAGCGTCTCGCCGTACAGCTCCATGACTTGTTGCGCCGTTTCAGTGGCGCGCTGAGTGCCGTGGCACAGCGCCACCGTCATCAGCACCACGTCATAGTAGCCTGCACGCCAGACAAACGAGCGTGCATCTGCCTTGCCACTGCGTTCGGCCTGGTCAGATGCTTGCCACTTTAAAATCATCGACGCCACGACAGGCGTCAGGGTTTGCGAGTTTGCAATCCAGAATGTGTTTTGGCTCATGCCGACCAGGGTGTTCCAGATCGCAGCGTTCAGGTCATCACGTTCGACAGCATCACCGTCGGCCACGTCATCAAAGACCTGAATCGCTCCATAGAGCATGAGCAGCCACTCGATGGCTGGCGCAGGTAGCGCAAGAACCCTTTGCAGGTTCAGTCTCAGCCAATCGACACCAGTCATGCGCAACCTTTCAATGGTCGGATGAGCTGCTAGCGGCTCGATAAGCTTAGCCCTTGCATTTTCTCACAATTTGACATTTGGTCAATCCTCGTCTTCTTCCCGGTCTTCCCAGGCTTGGCAGACGCGCATGTCGTTGCAGATGAAGTTCAGCTTCTCGCAGTGGCCACGAAAGCCTGCGCCCTTGTCGTAGGCTGCCATCGGGATGCGCTCGATGCGCACCTGTGCCATCAGGCTGTTGTCGTAGTAGCCGCAGTTGGAGCAGTGCTTGCGCCGTGCGTCCTTCTCGTCGCATTGCATGGCCTCGGCCAGCCCTGCATAGAACTCCTTGTTTGCGCCTGGCTCGTTGGTTGGCACCTCGGGGCCGTAGTTCCAGTCCTGCACCGCAATGACGTAGTTCTTTTTGTTCTCTGCGTTGGTCAGCATCGGCTCGCCCATAGGGATGCCGCCGAACCCGGCAATCATCATTTTTGGCATTTTTGCGTAGTCCATGTGGTGCTCCTTATGTAATCTCGCGGCCAGACACGCGCAGCGTCAGTGCTGTGGCGTTGCTGGCGATGGTGCTGATAAATGCACCGGCATCCAGCTCTTGGCCGACCAGCTCGGGGCACAGGTAGGTCTCGCCTGGCACCACGGTGCGGTCGTCAATGATCAGGTTGGAATTACCTGCGCTGCCGCCCACTTGCACCAGGTTGACGCTGAACGTGCGGTTCACCGTGTCGGTGTTGGTGACGGTGGCCTTGTCGATCAGCGCCTTGGCGGCCGTGGCCGTGTATTGCGTGGTCTGGGTGGCCTCCATCTGCTTGGGAGGCACGAGGGTTTTTACGGTGACGGTCATTTACTGGACTCCTTGGATGTTGTTGGCGACTGTGAGAATAACGGACGGGATGCCTGGATGCGGGGCCACTGCGCCAGAGGCCAAAAGTTGCACGCCAAGGTTGCTGACCGAGTACATCAGCTCAACATAGTCGCCAGCTTTGAGATTGAAAAAGAAGTTCAGCGCCACAAACACTTCGGCATTGTTGCCTTGAACACGCAACTGGCTCGCCGAATTAGTGACATCCACTCCATTGAGTCTGAACCACAAATAGAAATTTTCTGCAGTAGCAACTGATGAATCAAGTTGAATGCTGGTCTGAAAATTGTAGATTCCATCGGTGTCAACATAGACGCGAGATGTCGGCGTTCCTAAATAGACGCCATTGCTCAAGTCGGTGGTGTTGAAGGTGATGGCGGTTGCTGTGTTTATGACCAGTGCCGCCTGCGTGGTGGTGTCGTAAAACGAGCCGTACCGCGCACGCTTGAACTCTCTGGCTGGTGGTGTCATCTGCAGCCCTTCGACGGCTGAGGTCAGTTGAGCCAGCAGTGCCATCACCTGGTTGACCTTGTTCTCCGTTGACGCGATGCTGACCGCAGCGTTTTGGGCCAGTGATGCGATCTGGTCCAAGGCCAGCGTGGCGTTGCCATCGATCACGGCAGAGCTGACAGCGGCCTCCTGCGCCAGCGCAGCAATCATGCCCAGCGCCTGCACAGCAGTTGCCTGGGCAGTGCCTGCAGCGATGTTGATCTCCAGCACCACATCAGGCGCAATGGCGTCGACCGTTGCGAACAACAGCTCGAACTGCCTGATCTGCTGCTGGTCGGTCAGGAACTGCGCGAGCTGGTCGCGGGTCAGGTTTAGCTTGCGGGAGACGGGTGCGGTGGCCATCAGTACAGCAACCCTTCGATCTGCATCTCAAGTCGTGCAAATGCAATATGTGAATCGCTGTCACCACGGAAACGCTGGATGCGCCAGTTGCGCATGTGGCCCTGCTGGAACCATGCCAGGCGCTTGGAGGTGTTGCCGATGGTGCCCACGTAGATGTAGCGGTCCTGGCTGTAGGACAGGCCGTCCAGTGAGTAGCTGGTGCTGATCTGCGGGTTGGTGCCCAGCGCCACTCGTCCGGTCAGGCTCACCAGCTCCATCTTTTGGAATAGCGCGCCCTTGCCCTCGTTGTAGGCAATGATGGTGCCAAACTCCCAGCGCACCTGCTGCCCCCAGTGGCTGCCGATGTCGTCCACCAGATAGCCGATGGTGCTGGACTGCGGGTCGCCCACCAGCCACTTGTCGTATGCCCAGACGAGGTTGCGTGCTCGGTACTGCGCAAAGCCCACCACCGTGGTGGTCAGGGTAAACCACACCTGATCGCCCAGCGCCTCGGATGCGGCTGCGTCATAGACGATGGTGCGGTCTGGCAGGTGCACATACAGGTGCTCGTGCGCCTTATCGTTGCGTGCCTCCATCTTCACCACAGCCAATTGCACCTCAGTGTAGGTCTGCAACAGCTCGTCGATTTCCTGTGTGCTTATTTTTGTTGCAGTCGCGTTTGCGCCGAGGTAGATGCCTGGGGCTTCGTTGCGGCCGCTGCCCAAAAAGGCGATGCGGTCGATGTAGACGCAGCAGGAAAAGGTGCCGACCACGCCCTTTTGGATTTGAGCGCCATCGATGCGTGCGAACGGAAACAGCTCGCCGCCAGTGTTGTCGAACACCTCGATGGTGTTGCGGTTGAGAGCGTAGACCTCGTTGCGCAGCTTGAGCAGCGCGACCACGGGGTCGGGGTCGACCTCGGAGCTGCCGTACTTTAGCGGGTTGACATCCAGCGGATTGGACAGCTCGGTGACGATCAGGAACTCGCCGTCGGTGGTCATGAAGTAGCCGTCCACCCAAACAACATCAAGCACGACGCCAAGGTCTGGATCGGTCACTTGAGTAAGTGCGCCGTTCCAGTAGTACAAGCGCCCACCGGATGCAATGGCCAGGCGGTCGAAGCTGTAGTCCATGGTCACCAGAGTGTTGACGGGGCCGCCAACGTCACCGAGCACTGTCACAGCGCCATTGCTGGCCACGGTCACGAGCTTTGTACCCATGACGCGGTAGCAGACGCCGTTCCAGTTGATGCCGCCACGGTCGATGCCTGGGCCGCTGCCGTTAGCCACGAGGCCATCGCCTGGTCGCAGGTAGCCGGTGCTGATGCCGCTGTTCTTGGGCACCGGCACCATGTTGACCGGGTAGGACGTGCGAAAGTCCGGTCCGTTGTCCGTGTAGATGCCGTTGAGAATTGAGATTTGCATGGTTACTTCTTAGCCTTGTTTCGGGCCGAGATTTTCTTGGCCTTGGCCTGTGCGTCAGCTTTGCTTGACGCGCCCCAGGCTTTCAGACTGAGCAGCAACCTGGTCGGCTCGCCGTCTTTGTACTCAGGGCCGGGGTTGTTTCCCATGCGTGCCAAGAACGACGCCCTGCGTGGGTTGTCGCCGGACTTGACAGGCGGCTTGATGTTCTGGCCTGCAGCCTTTAGGCTGGCGCGCCCAGCAGCGTTCAAGCCGCCCTTGGGGTTCTGCCCCTCCTTGCGCTGCCATGCCGGTGTTTTCATCGGAACCTCGCAACCTTGGCAGCCACCTTCTTGGGCTGCTTGACAAATTGCTTGCCTGCCTTGGTGCCCTCGCGCTTGGCCTTGGTGGTGGCAGCATACTCAGCCGACGACAAAGCCTTGATGGCTTTTTCGGGCAGGTAGCGCTCACCGGTCTCGCTCGACGGCTTGCCGGACTTGGTGCGCCACTTTTGCGCGCCCCAGTCCTTCAGGCTTTTTTGCGGGGCTTTCATGACTTGTAGCCTCCGCCCTTTGCCTTGTACTCCTTGGCCAACAATTGCGCCTTGCGTGCAGACCACTCACCGGCAGCAGTGCCCTGCACCGATGCGCCTTTGATCTGCTCAAACAAACGCTTGCGCATCGTCGGCTTGGTGTAGACCCCAGCCTTGTTGACGGAGGACTTGGGCTTGGTGGCCATTACGCGGCCACGCCTTTGATGACTGCGAAGTTAAACACAGGCTGCTCAGTGGTCGTGCCGCCAGTGGTGCGAAATGTGATGTTGAAACTGCCAGCCGCCACCGCAGTGACCATCAAGTCGTACAGGTCTGTCCCTGATTTTTGACTCAAGACGATGACATCCGTTGCCGCCACAGTGCTATTGGTCACAGTAAAAGTTGTCGCACTGGTTGTGCCTGCTGCGCTGAACAGGGTTATCGCACCAGTTGTTTTATCAAGCGTCACACCTGTGGTTCGGCTTGTGCCTTGGGTGACTGCACCGCCTGCGCCTGTCGCATAGCCAATGCCTGCGGTGCCAGATGAAGTGACTGCACCAGTGGCCGCCAGACTTGTGCCTGTGGCCGCACCGATGTTTGGGGTGACCAGTGTTGGTGTGTTTGCAAATACGTTCGCACCTGTGCCAGTCTCATCGGTCAATGCTGCTGCGAGGTTCGCCGATGTGAATGAACCCAAGGATGTGGCGTTGCCGACTGAAGTTACAGCGCCAGTAAGGTTTGCGTTTGTGGTGACATTCCCTGCTGTAAGTCCAGCCGCAGTGCCTGTGATGTTTGTTCCAACAAGTGCAGATGGTGTGCCGAGTGCGGGGGTTACCAAGGTCGGGCTTGTGTTAAACACCAACAGACCTGTGCCGGTCTCATCTGTCATTGCCGCCCGTAGATTGGCACTGGTTGGGTTGGTCAACCATGCAGCAATACCTGCAGCCAAAACTGTCTCAGCATTGATGTTGTACCAAGAATTTGTCGGCTGGTAAAAGCGATAAACAGCCGCGCACCCTGCGCCCAAAGCTGTGACTGCACCATAAATGGCAGATGCGCCGTTCAAGGCAATGGTCAGCGAGCTGATCTCTTGCGTTGAGGTGATGAGCACCGTAGTGCCATCAGGCACGCCAGTGTTAAGGGGCAGGGTAATCGTTCCTGATGCTAGCGTTCCAGCGGGTTGCAACAGCATCCACTGTTGCTGGCTGACTGGTGTCGGGACGGTGATGTTGAACCCGCTGCCAGGCACATAGAGATTTACTGCCAGCGTGGGGCTGGCAAAGGTCTGCTGAAAATACTGCAGCAGCGCATTGATCGACATGCGCCGAGCGTCGCCGTTGTTCGGGGTATAGACGGGAATCTGATCGCCAGGTGAGACCTGGCCGATGACGGGTAGTTGATTGATGGATGGCATGATGGTCCTTAGTTGTATGTCAGTGGCCCATCAGGGCCAGCGTCCACTGGGTTGTAAGGCGGTCTGATGAACGGGTTGTCGTAGACGCGCCAGGGCTTGTTGCCTGCGCCTGCTGGCATGGTGGCTGGCAGTTGCTGCTCCAGCGGGAACGTGGCGCGCTGCAGCAGGGTGTCGTAGCCTTGCTTGCCGGTGGCCTTGGTCTCGGGCATCACCACCTTGCCATAGCTCGGGGCCAGGCGCACAGCCAAGTTGCAGATGATGGCCTCATAGGCCGAGTCGGGGACGTTGGTTTCCTCATCGATGCCGCCGTCTTGGGGGCTGGACGGGATCGGGTAGCCCAGCCGGATGCCCTTGCCGTTCCAGTCGGCCATCATGGCATCGAGCCTGCGCCTGGCAGTCTCAAGCTGCTCAGGCTGAAGATCAAAGGCATAGGACGCAAGGCCGATCTCTTCGAACGCTGCGCTGATAAATTGGCGCTTGCTGTAACCCATGCTAGGCTCCTTGTGCCAGTGCTGTGGCGATTAAGCCACTTAGCTTTTTGTCTGTGGTGCGACCGTTGAACGGGATGCCCAGATCGGTGGCCTTGGCCTGCAGCTCGTCGCGTGTCGGTGGTGCATCGTCCTGTGGTGCATTTTGCACCTCAATGGTCGGGGCATTCATAGGCGATGGAAAGCAGACCTTTGAGGCTTTGCGCTCAATGGCCTGCTGCTTTTTAAAGCGTCGTTTTTGCAGCCGCAACTCTTTCCACGGGGCAAGAGTCTTGTCTTTTATGATAGCGGCTGACTTGATCATTTCATCTTCTTCATCGGTGCTTTGCTGGGCTTGCCTGCGGCTTTCGCTGCCTTGCTTGCCACGTTCAAAGACATTGCCACGGCTTGCTTTTGGGGCTTGCCGGACTTCATCTCCATTGCAATATTTTTACCGATGGTCTTTTTTGAGTAACCTTTGGTCATTGGCATGATTCGCTCCTAAGTGAGACAGGCCAACATTTCTGCTGGCCTGTCGGGGTTTATCAACCGATACGATAGACGACGAAGGTGTCAGCCGCAGTCTTGCGGCAACGGAAGCGTGCAGATGCACCAGACGTTGCAGCAGTTGCGGCAGCACCCACGATGGTCACGTTTGTGTTGACCGTGAGGGTCAAAGCAAATGCAGCCAAAGTGATGACGCTGAAGTCAAACGAATCACCAATCGCCCACTCAGTTGCCAGATCAAGGTTTGCACCTGTTGGCAGTTGAATGTCGCGTGATGCGGTTGGGGTAGCGGTAATGATGCCAGTCAACACGTTAGCGGCAGTTGCCGCCATCGAGCCACCGTCAGCAATGTTGGCTGGCGCATCTTGAGGTTGCCAGTTGCCATTGTTGGTGATGGTAGGCGCAACACCCACTGCATAGTACGCACCCGATGCACCAGCTTGAATTGTCACGCTGGTGGCATTGGTGAATGCGCTCGACACATAGGTGGTGTTTTCAACCGTAGTCAGCAAATCCTGTGAATCAGGAAAGTTGGGGAAACCAACTTCTTGAAACACAAGTGCTGGTGAATACGCCTGCACAGCGATTTTCTCGCCAGCAGGCACAGTGACGGTGGCCGTGCCTTGGGTAAAAATTACGTTATAGCTCATGATTCACTCCTTACTGACCGAACAGCAAAATGCCAGACATTTCTGGCTGCTTATTGACCACGCCGAACAAGGTATCGAGACGATACTTGGTCTTCATCGTGTTCACATCGTACTGCTTTTGCATCACCAGCTCGATGCCCTGGTCGGTGCTTGCACGCATCACTGCGACACCAGCGTTTGAAGGCACTGCGTAACGGCCAGGCAGGATTTCCAGCGCATCTTTCTGCCAGAAGCAGTTGATGGGTGCTGCGTTGACGTTCAAGCGTGTGATGGTGCGGCCAGCGGCTGCAGTCACGATACAGTTTTGATACTGCAACTCAGCGTCAGTGCCACCCTGTGCCGAGATGATCGGAGGGGTGATCACGCAGGTCGTAGCATTGGTCACGCTCACCACACGGAAGGTCTTGGAGAAACCAGTGCCCTGTTTGGTGATGTGATGCACAGCCTCAACGCCTTGAATCTGGATTGGCGTGCCTGCTGGCAGGTCAGTGGTGCTGGAGACCGTGATGGTCTGGAAGCGGTTGTCCACGTTCTGGGTTTCGCCAGTGATAGCGGTCTGGGTTGCTTGTGGCACGTAGTAGTTGCCAGCCGCAGCCAAGGTGCTCATCGTTGGGTCTGCACCAGTGCGAGCCGCGATGCGGTTTGCGTAGTCCAGCTTGTAGGTGTCAAAGCCTGCAACCATGCCGACGTACGAGCGCTCGAAAGCGTTGTTCGACTTGCTGCCTGCGAAGCTGCGAGACACGGATGCGCCACCAGCTCCACCAGCGATATTGCCAGCGATGCCGTTGTAGTCGCGTGAGGACAGGGCCATGTAACGGTCAAAGGCTTGGACGCCCTGCTCGTTCATGATCGAGTCGCACAGTGCGATGTCGTCGTAGTCACCAGCAGCGGTGTTCACGGTCACGACCAGCGAGCCTTGGGCTGCGGCCACGTTCATGATAGCGATGTTGATGTCGGAGGCCAGCTTTTGCTTTGCAGCTTCGCCCAGGCGACCTTCTTGCAAGGCATCACGCAACTCAAGTGCGTCCAAGATGAACGGCACAGACTTTTGAAAGCCGAGCGTTGCAGGGACGGAGAGCTGGGTGTAAGCCGTGAAGTTGCCGGTCTGGTCCATGCCATCGTACGACTGTGCGATGTAGGGCTGGGGACGGTAGATCACGTTGTTGGTGCGTTCCATCATCGAGCCGTCGGTGTTGTAGACGGACACGTTGCGGGACAGTACCAGCGCGTCGTTGAAGCCTTCGAGGATGTCCTCGAACGCGACGCGCTCTTCTTTGGAAAATGCATTAGACATTTTGGTTTCCTATTCAAAAAAATTATTTGGAAGCTGATCGTTTCTGCGCTTTGTACTGGATGACTTTCGTCATGTTTCCAGTCCTTGCTGCTTCTTCTCTCAGCCGATCAAGGGTTGAGTCCACCGCGCCAGATGATCGTCCAGTTCCCGAGACGATACGCTCCGGTGCGGGTGCTGCCCTGCGGTTTGTAACTTTCAATTCTTTCTCCAGTTTCGCTACCGCAAAGGCAAACTTCACGGGGTCGGTTAATGTTGCGAGTTCCGCTGCCTTTTTCGGGTTCTTGCCGAGTGCATAAATCACCAGGGCCGGATTGTCCGAGCCTTGCAGGACGATGCCTTGCTGGGTGACGTTCAAGACCTGCTGGACAGTTTCCTCAGCATCCTCGTAGTCACGCACCTTCAGCTCGGCTTTCGCCTTGCCGTAGGACTCCAGCTTGCTTTGCCAGGCTTGCTGCTGCGCTTGCTCGGCCTGTCGAACCTTGTCGGTCTCTAGGTCGTGCTGGCGCTTGCGGTCATGCCAGGCGTCCATTGCTTGCTCGTATCGATCCGCATCGTAGTCGTGGTCCTCCAGCTTCGGCTTCGGTCCCAACGTCACGACCGGCTTTTTCTCAGTCGTTGTGGCCGTCAGCTTGGCTTCGAGTTCACGAATCCGGCGCTCTTTTTCCCTGTTCGCTTTACGCAGCTCGCGCACCCATTCCGGCGCACGGACTTCCTCTTCGGCGGGGGGCGCTTCCTCGCCAATGGAGACAACAACCTCGTCCGACTCCTCCTCCTGCGTTTGCGTCTCGCCGTCGTTCAGTTGGTCGCTGGTGGCATTGTTCTCACCAGTTTCAATCTCAACTTCCTGCGGCTCGTCCTCAATCGCTACGGTTTCGT